ATTGGGGGGAATTTATTTAGAATGGTTCTTGATAGTGGTAAAAAAAGGGGACGGCATGGGGGATTGGGTTGGATATTAGTGATATTAGTGATATTAGTGATTGGGGGTAAAAGTGTTTTTGGTGGTTAAATCGGGGAAAAAAGTGTTTTTGGTGATTTTGGTGATTTAAATTAGGATAAAACAAATACAATAACTATATTTGATGATTGTTGAGGAATTGTGTGTAATTGTAGTAGGTTTTCACACTGGTTTAGTTTTAAGTTAATAACGTTTAGACACCATTTATTTGGTGTCTTTTTTTTGTTTATTATTATTTTTATTTAGACTAATTAAAAATAATTGTTGTTTTGTGGAATATTTTTTATAATTTCGTACACTTAAATCCCATATAAATGGCTTGGAGTACACCTAATTGGATTAGAAACCTAACATACACGAGAGATAAAAGCGGAAATCATTGGTATATGCAAGGTGGAAACAACGATTGGAGTATGGAGGGGAAGACTAATTTAGATATTTCTCAGAACCATCCAATTCTAACTCCTGCATTATTATTCCGTGCTAAATTATTTAGCCAAGCGGAATTTAAGGTTATTCACAAAGATACAGGAAAAGAGAGAAAAAATCATTGGTTAATAGAATTAATGAACTCTCCTAACTTCTACCAAACACAATCAGACTTTTTAGAATCACTAGATTTTATGCAAATAGCACAAGGTAAGGCTGTAGTGTATAAAAAACATAGAATAGGATTTGATGACTCAAAAGATATTGAGGCTTTTTATTTATTGAATATTGATTTAATGAAATGGCCTGACGGATATGATTCTAAAATGTTGAATCGAAGTGCAGATAATGACATTAAGAATATAGAAATTGTATATGACGAAGAGGGAGAGAATCTAAAAATAAAAGTTAAGGACTTAATGTTTTTCTATGATTTACCAAATATGTTATCTCAATTGTCAGGTTCTTCTCAAACAAGAGGAAGTAGTCTAGTAGGAGGAACTAATACAGTAGGAGGAAGTAATTTCTTCGAGGTTAAATCTAGATTGGACGGATTAAGACAGACATTAATAAATACTCAAGATTCATTATTGGCTAAGAATATTATTCTAAAAACCAATGGAAAAGAATTAATTACTGGAGGAGCAGGTTCTAATACTTTTCCTATGAGTGATGATGATAAGGAGAAAGCAGAAAACTTATACCAAACCGGGTACGGTTTAGGATGGAATAGAAAACGAGGTATCGTCACTAAAGCAAATTTAACACACAAATCCCTACACATCGCATTAAGAGACTTAGGTTTAGATGAATCTGTTAAAGTTGACGGTAACTTGATATATACGGCACTTCATATCCCTAAAGATATTATTTCATTGGAGGCTAAGAAAACAACTTATAATAATTTTAAGGAATCTATGGTTTCTTACGTTCAGAATGAAATGCAGCCAACATTAGATTCTTTTATTGCTGTATTGCAAGGATTGATTGAAGACACTAATTTAAAATTAGTTGGGTCTTACGAACACTTACCAATAATGCAGTTTATACTTAAAGAAAGATATGAAGGTATTATTTTAAAGGCGAAAGCATTAAACGATTTATTAAGGACAGGAATACCACAGGATATTGCTCTTGACATGACAGGTTTTGATAAATCAATGAAATTAGAAGAAATTCAAATGATAGTAAATGGAAACGAACAAAATCAATCAAGCAGTAGTGGACAAGAAACAACTGCAGAAGATAGTGGAGAAACGGAATAAAGAATTTAAAAATAAAAAGTTAATTAAAAAATAATATTATGGTTTATAAATCAATAGACTTAAATGAAGATTTTGATACTAAAGAAGAAATGATTAAAGCTGTTTTTGAAAAAAAAGCTGATATTATTGCTTTTAAAAAATCAATAGTGTATAAGTCTTTTGAAAAAGGTCAATTATCTGCCGGATTGTTTAATCAAGCAACATCAAAAAGTATTTCGGTAAAAAATGGATTTATTAGACCTGTAATCAATACTACTAATTTTTTAGATTCTCATTTAGATAATCACGTTAAAGGTCTTTTTGTAAAAAGTGCAAAGGAGCAAAACGGAAAAATAAGATATTCTTTAGATCATTCTACAAAAATAGCAGATGTTATTGCTTATCCTAAAGATGTTCAAATATCTATTATTGACACGACCTTTAAAAATCTAGGTTATGACTATGAATCATCTACTCAGGCTTTAATATTTGATATAGATAAAACAGCTATAGAAAATGATACAGCTTTAAAAGTTATAAATAAACAGTTACCTGTTCAAAACTCGGTAACAATGCAGTACGTTCAAATTTCTTTAGCTATTAATAGCGAAGAAGAAGAATACGCTGAGGAATTTAAGACATGGAAGAAGCATTATCCTGAATTAGCAAATAAAGAATTTGCAGATGAAATGAGTATAATGTGGATTGTTTCAGAAGCAAAAATAGTAAACGAGTCAAGTATGGTTACACAAGGAAGTAATTCAATTACACCAATACTTTATACAAAAGATATTGAGATTCCAGAATTAACAGAAGAACAAAAGACATCTAACGCTTATAAAGCGTGGTTAGGAATAGAATAACGGTTAAGCCGAGAAATCACTTAAACTGTTTAAAAAAGTAAGCCGATTAAAGTCACTTACTTCGATTAGTTAAATTAAGTTAAACATCAAAATTAGAAAAGATGGACAAAAATCAAGAAATTCAAGAGGCTTTAGACAAAAGGTTTAATGCTCTTGAATTAAAGCAAAAAGAAGTTGATAGTGCTTTAGAGCAAGGCGCGTCAAAAGAAGAAATGACAAAACTGGAAAATGCTGCAAAAGCACAGGCTGATGTTATTGAAGAATTAAAAGGTAAACTTGAAGAAAAGCAAGTAAAAGAAGAAACTGTTGTTGAGCAAATCAACAAAAATTTAGAGACTTTAAAATCCGCTGCAAAAGGATTATCTTCTAAAGAGGTTGTAGTAAAAGCTGACACTTTACGTGCAAATGTTACAGGTAATCAGAATGCTTTAGATTTAGAAGGTATTGGTCAATTAGCTCACGCTAAACTAACGGCTTATGATATTTTCAATAAGATTCCTGTATCTGACAGTAACACTAACGGAGTTATTCGTTATTACGATTGGGATTCAGCAACTACAGTAAGAGCAGCCGCTGCAATTGCAGAGGGAGCAGTTTTTCCTGAGTCTACAGCTAAATGGGTAACTCAGACTTTACCTATTGAGAAAATTGGAGACACGTTACCAGTAGGAGAAGAGTTTTTTGAAGATAGCGCAATGTTTGCTGCTGAATTAGGAATGTTCTTAGATACTAACGTTAAGATAAAAAGAAATAATGATATAATTAATGGAAATGGTACAACTCCTAACCTTAAAGGTATTGTTGCTACTGTTGGAGCGTTTACTCCTGTAGCTAGTGGAATATCTGATGCTAGTATTTACGATTTATTTGTAAAGGTATCTGAAGCTATTACAGTTGGTGGTGGTTCAAAATACGCACCAAACTTTGGTTTGATGAACATTACAGATATTAACTTAATGAAGTTGAAAAAAGATGCAAATGAGAATTACATAATTCCACCATTTGCTTCAAGAGACGGAAATGAAGTTGCAGGAATGGTTGTTTTGGAAGAAAACTCAATAGCAGCAAACACTATGGTTATTGGTGATAGCCGTTACGCTAGAATTTATGAAAGAGCAGGTATTACTTTATCAAGAGGTATGGTTAATGCTCAGTTTACGGAAGACATGGAAACATTGAAAGTTAGAACACGTTTAGCGTTCTTAATTAGAAATGCAGATGTTGGAGGATTTTTAAAAGTTACATCTATTTCTGCTGCGCTTACAACATTAGCAACAGCATAATTTAATTCTTAGAATATGAAAGTTAAAATTGAGTTTATTAAAGACTTTGCTACAAAGAAAAAAGGAGATATTGTATCTTTTGATGGGCAGTTAGCAAGTAGGTTAATCAAAGAAAAGGCGGCAAAGCTTTATAATAAGAAAGTAAGCAAAAAACAATAAATAATGGCATCAATAATTGACAATACATATTTTGATAAGGGAGCTTTATACATCCCTAACAATAAAGATATAAATGTTAGTCCTGTTGGAACACCAACTAATCAGACTGATTTAGATTTCTTTATTGAAAAGTATGAGCGTGAGTTATTATTAAATGCTTTAGGGGTTACTCTTTATTATGAGTTACAAGCCGAACTACCAACTCCATCTATTCAGAAATGGATAGATTTAGTTGATGGTAAAACGTATACTGACAATCGCGGAAACGTTAAGCGTTGGGATGGTTTAAAAGGTCACTCAAAACAAAGTGTAATTTCTTTTTATGTTTATTGTAATTTTTTGAGAAACGACAATGAAACTTATGCCACAGTAGGTACTGTTAAAAATACAGCTAAAAACGCAACAATTGTTGATGCTACTCCAAATTACATCAAAGCGCGGGATAGTTTTATAGATCAGTACCAAGGCAATCAAAACAGTATGTACCCTACGGTTATAACAAACCGTAGCGGTGCTATTGGATATGATTGGTATGGTGGTAATAATGTTCAAGTCTCTTTACATCAATATTTGACAGATTCTAATGAATTGGATATAACGTCATTTCCTGACTTTACTAATTATTTTAGGTTTTATGATGGAATGAAAAATTCTTTCGGAATATGATTGTAGTTGAACACATGATAAGAGCGATTATAGATACTATACCTTCTATTCAATTAACTCCAGATGTACTTGCTAAGCCGCAGTTTCATTGGGGAGATGAAGAAGAATTGAATAGATACGTACAGTTGAAAAAAGGCTCTGCCTATCCTCTTATTTGGCTCCTACCTTCTCCAGATGCTTATAAAGGCAGTTATGGTCAAGAAGTAATTAAGGAGTGCTCTTTTATAATTGCAACTAGAGAAACTAGACAAGATTTGTTTAATGACGTTAGATATGTTACTTCTTTCGATTTAGTTTTACAACCTTTGACAGATTTTCTAATTCATGGATTGACTGCTTCTACTATTACGGACAGAGTCGAGGATTCTTGGGAAATATTAAAACTTCCTAATTATTCTGCTGAAAGTAAAAATAACGGCACGATTGATATTTGGGATGCAATAGGGCTAACAATGACAATTAGATTCAAATCAAAAATAGCATGTTTAAAATCTATAAGTTATGACAATTAAAAAAAGTAAAAAGAAAATAGTGGTCGCAAAATATCAATTCACTTTTGCAGGTGTTGTCTATAAAGTAGGCGATGAATTCAAAGGCAAGAAAAGACAAGTAGACGCTTTAATTATTAAAAATTTATTAAAATGGCAGTAATAAACACAATCGCTTCAATGTCCGCAGGATGTGGAGGCGAATCGATAAACACAGGAGACTTAGGATGTGACATTGAGTTCGGTCTTGTAATTCACGCATTAGGATTCAAAAAAGGAGTAGTAATACCTGCTTCTACTGATATTACGCAAGATTACATTGACGGCTTAGTTCAAAGTGGGGATGTTATCCCAATGATGGACGCATTCTCTTCTGAACCAAGTATCGCAGATGATACATTGGAAACTTCTCCTTTAGGAGTTGAAGCATTAACCTTGAAAGGATTACCAAAGTATATGTTGACTATGAAAGCTGGTCAATATTTCTACAAGCAAATGTCTAAGTTGACTGGCTTCGGTAATATTAATTGGGTTCTTGGAGATGTAAATGGAAACTGGAAATTTGCCGTAAATACTGACGGAGCATTTACAGGATTTACAGCAGGACAAACTCTTTCAGCTATCACTACGCCTGCAACGGCTACTGAGACGGAAAAGAAATCGTTTACTTTCCAATTAACGGATAGAACACAGATAGACCTTAGTTACGCAGTTATTTTATCTGCGAATCTTTTTCCTATCTCTGACGTTACGGGAATTAACGGAGTTTTATTATCTTACGCTGATGTTAATGGAGCAGTACCTCCTGCTAGTGGAGACACTACCTTGAAAGTTAAGGCTTTGTTAGCTGCGGATAAGCATACTGGAATCGCAGGCTTAGCAGCAACAAACTTTAAATACACGGTTAATGGAGTTGCAGAAGTTCCAACGCTTGTAGATAACGGAGACGGGTTTTACACTCTAACGATTACTGCTTTAGCGGCATCGACTATTTTGCTAAATATATATGATTCTACCGTAAACAAAGATGTTGCAATTGTTTCATCTGAACTTTACAGAAGTAATGTATTGAGCGAAGTCGTATCGGCTTAGTAATAATTATTAATTCAAATAAAACTCTCTTCTATTAATAGAGGGGAGTTTTTTTATACAACATCAATGGCAGTAAACGTAAATAATTATCTTGCAAAACTAAGAACGTTTAACGTTGAGAAGGAGACTGCTACTGCTATAAAAAAACAGAATAGGCAAATTGTTGAAATAAACCAAATAAACCTAGATAAAGGTTTAGATAACCAAGATGGATTAGTTGGACTTTATAGTGCTGCTACTGCTGAAATTGCAAAATCAAACCCAAAACCAAATCAAAGCAAAGAAGAGGGGCAACCTTTTAATTTTGATTGGACTGGTGCTTTTTTAAACGGAATGTACATAGTTTACAGAAATAATAAAATAAC